AGTATTACTAACGATAATCGATATAATAAATCTTTTAGCAATTTAGAAACTCAGTATTTAGACGGATGGGATACATATACAGGTAGTCCAGCAAATGGATATACAGACCAAACACAAGGGTCTATGGCATTTATACCTTATTTTAAAAATCATGCTAATCAAGATTCTGAATCAGAAATATTAGTTAATCAAAATAAACGATATGGTTTTTTCTGTTCCAAAGTATATAAAGACTTTAATGGAACTACTCAAGAATCACCTGCAGTATATATTGGTATAGCTCCTCAACATACTAATGCTGATGATGTTACACAGATATTTCATTTTGGTTTAGTAGGTAGAATGGGTGCTAGAGAACATAATTATGCTGGTTTTAAAATTTATTGGGCAGTAATAGATGACTACATTGAAGGAACTACAATTAGTGAAGGTGCTGTTACTACTAAATATTTATTTTGTGAGGTAGATTTTGAACAAGGTTTAAGACTAGCTGGTCAAGATAGTTATAAACCATTTGATGTTGATGCTCCTAGCGGGGGTTACAATAACTATGTTTATCCAACAAATTTTTATTCTGCAGGTTCTGATTCTTATGGAGTAGGAGAAGATATATTTAGCTTACCTACTACAGAACCTTATATCATAGATAAACCTTCTGTAATTGGTGAAGCTAATACAGGATTCAAAACATCTACTATGCTAAATAGAAGAGTGTATGCTGGTAATGTTCAATACTATAATGATAAACATGAATTGGTAACAAAGTCAGATAGGATATTAAAATCTAAACCAAATGAGTTTGATTACTTTGAAGAAGAAAGTTTTATTGATGTAGAGGTAGAAGACGGAGATAGCATTGTAAACTTATCAACAACTGGTAATAAGTTATTACAATTTAAAAAACAAAATTTATTTATTATTAATGTATCCAGAGGTATTGAGTTTTTAGAAGCAACCTTTGAATATAAAGGGTGTGAGAAAGAATACCATGTTATTGAAGCAGAAGGTTTTGTAGCTTGGTTTAACAAGTACGGTGCTTATATTTATGATGGAAATAGAATACTAGATATTCATTTAAATGACAATGGACAACCATTCTTTGATGATTGGGAATCTAACTATTATCATGATAATAATGTAATAGGATTTATACCTAAAACAAAACAACTATATATTACTAATAATCAATCTACTAATAATGTATTAATGTTTGATTTAAAATCTCAGTCTTGGATAACTGGAGATACAACTAACACCAATGATATATCAAATATCATTACAAGAAACAATGGTGATATTAATTGGGTAGAAATACAAAGCAGCGATGCAAAGCTTGTGAAATGGGTGAATAGTCCTACAGCTTTTACAAAGACTGGTGTTATTATGCAATCTAAAGAGTTTGATTTTGGTACACCTATGGTAAATAAAAACATTAATACTATTTATGTAAATTGTAAACAAACTGCTAACATTACATTACAAGGGTTTGGTACAAAAAGAGATAATACACCAGTAGCATTAACTGATATAAGCACACTTGACAATGCTACAAGTAGTCTAAAAACGCTTAAAATAAACGTTCCTGACACTTTTAAGAACTTAGTGAGCTTTGGTATAGCATTAAAGAGTACAGGGCTTGTAAACGCCGATTTTGAAGTAAATGATATACAGATTGTATACAGAGATAAGGTAGTGCGATGACATTTGGTAAAGAAAAAGTAAAAAGAATTTTAGATAGAATACATACTATCAAAGACAATACTCAAGATATTGAAGAAACAAAACAGCAATATGAAACACCAATCAAGGTAGATAGAAATATACCTACAAACTCAGAAGGAGTTGATGGTGATAGAAAGGTAGTGAAAGAAGGTAATGATAATTACCTATATATTAAAGTAGATGGCAGATGGATGAAGACACAATTACAGGAGGTGAGGTAAAGTGGCTACACAAGAACAGTTAATATTAGCACAATTAGGTGCTAAAGAAGCAGATATATATAAACCAGAGGTAGATACTGGTTCTGGATTTGTACAAGATATTACAGCAGGTATAATGGGAGCACAAGCTTTTGATGAATCTGCTTATGCATTAGAAGGAGCTGTAAAAGATTTTAGAAAAGATTATTACACAGGCGATATTAAAGAAGATAGTTTGATGGGAAGAATTGGTTTGAAAGCATTTGGACCTAATGTAAAGTTTTCAGAATTAAGTGCAGCAGAAAAAAAAGATATTAGAAAAGGTCCTCAGTTGGAAGCTAGAGGAACAACAGATATTACAAGTTCTGATGCATTTAAGTTTAATCCAGATTTATATGCAAAAAATTTAGAAGACGACTATGCAGTAGCTGAAAATGTTGAGCTATCACCTAACGGAGAAATGATTACTGCACCTTTTGATGTGAAAAAAGAAATTATAGACCCTGCATTAAAAGCAGAGGTGGATGTTTCAACAACATTTGTAGGTCCAGTAGGAAATGTATCTCAATCTCAATATGACAATATATACAAAGGTAAACCTACTGAAGGATTTAAGTATGGTGGAGTAAATGAATCAAGTTTAATACCAAACGAAGAAGGTAATGTTACTCAAGATATTTTTGCTTACAATGTAAATGCACCTGGTGATACTACTTTTGCAAGATATCGTGGTCAATCACCTAATTTAGCAGTAGCTGGAAATAAAGCGTTTCAAAATTTTCAACAAGGAAACTATACAGAAGTATCAGCAGAAGAATACAGGGGGAATAATAATGCAGATTAATTTTGATTTTATAAAACAAAACGAAGGTAAAGCTATATCAAAAGGATATATACCTAAAAATAAAGATGGTTCTGTAATGGGACAATCTGGTGTTACCATTGCATCAGGTTTTGATTTAGGTCAACAAGATATGACATCTATATCAGAATTACCAAAAGAATTACAAGATAAATTAATACCATATTTAGGTGCTAAAAAAGATAAAGCAGTTTCTAAATTAAAAGAAACAGGTGGATTGCAGTTAACAGATGACGAAGTATCTCAAATAGATATGATGGCTAAAGAACAATATTCTAATAGAATAAAAGAATCATACAATAAATTAACTGGTAAAAATTTTGATGAATTACCATCTAATTTACAAACGGTAATTGCGGATGTACAATTTCAATATGGTACTAACTATGGAAGAACACCAAAGTTTGCAGGAATAATACAAGAAATTGCAGAGAATCCTTCTGATGTAAATGCTTATATGAAATTAGAAAATGAATTAAGAAACTTTGGAGATGATTATAAAACTAGAAGAGGAAAAGAAGCAGATTTAATTAAAGACCAAATAAGTAAAATGCAAGGTGCAACACCAGAAATGATGGATGAGCAAATGCAAGTACAGCAAATGGTAACGCAAGCTAAAAAACGAGCTTCTATGAGAATAGCACCAAAGTTTAATATATTAAATGTTATGAAAGATTTGGGTCAAGTATTTCAAAGATTCGAAAGGGAGGAGTAATGCCAGTAGCTTTAGGTTCAGTAATATCAGCAGTAGCTTCAGGCTCAGCTAAGTATAAAAAGTTTAAAAAAGCAGGTAAAGCACTATCTGCTATATCTGGTTTTTTTGGTAGTAAAAAGAAACGAGAAAAAGAAAAAGCTAAACGAGAAGAGTTTAGTCAATTACTTGGTACTCAATATGGTATGTTAGAAGATACTATGGGAGATGTACAACAGCAATTTGCTACACAAAGAGAAATGCTAGGAGAAGGTCAAGCATTACAACAACAACAAGCAGTAATGGGATATGGTCTTGGGCAAGAGCAATTAGCAAGTCAAATAGGGCAAACAGGATTAGCTGGTACTGGTGCAGGGCAAGAAGCAATGCAGTTAGCACAAAGAGAATTTGCTAATCAACAAATGGCTAGGTCTTTACAAGCAAGAGAACAACGATTTAATTTAGGATTAAGAGAGGCATCACGTATGCGTGATATACAAGCAGCAGGGTTTGCATTGGATAAAGCAGCAGCTGAAAAAGGTTTAACAAGTAGAAACTATGGACAATCATTAATGGATATGATGGAGGGATAATATGGCTAGTAATGAAACAATACAAAATTTATCAACGTTATTAGGAGCGTTAAGAGAATTTAATCAACCAAGAAGAGAGATAGAATCTTATGCAAAAAAAGCACTAATTGATTTTAATATGCAAAAAAAATTGTTAGATTTAGAACTAGAAAGAACTAAGGAAGATGAAGAGGTTTTAGGCTTAGCAATGGCAGCAGAACGTGCTAGAAGTCAAGAGTTTGGAATGATTCCTACTACAGAAGATGTTGAAAAAGAAGTAGAAATGTTAGAAGAGGGAGCAAAAGATAAATTAGGCCTTGGTAGTATTGTAGCTGCTTCTTTAAGAGGTCCTGGACTTCAAGGAACTTTAGCAGCTCAAACAGAGTCTAGAAAAAATAAACAACAACAAACATTAATGGATGCGGTAGATTTGCTTGAAACAAATGTATATAAAGGAACATTAGACCCAGAAACAGGACTGGCTACAATATCTGGTACATTTACTGAAGCAGCTCAATTAGCTAAAGGTCAAATGAAAAAAGATTTATTAGCTGAAGCTGATGAATACAAATCTCAGATAGAAAGAATAGTAAATAGTTCTGAATTTAGAGGTGAAAGCTTGCTAGATGAAGCAACAAGAAATCGTTTGATAACAACTGAAGAATTGTTAAATAAATCTATTAACATTTTAAGAAAGTAATACATGAATCCACAACTGCAATATCTTAATAGATTAGTTTCTATTAAAGCTATTACACCAGAAGATTATTATAACAGACTGGGATTAGCTTATAGGAACTCACCTGATTCATTTTCAGAAGAAGATGTAGACTTTATAGAAAAAAGTTTCAAAGATGCTGGTATGTCTTTTAATAGAGATATGAAAGTATCTGAAGCAAACCTAGGGTCTACATTAAATCAATTTGTATCTGGACTTGCTGAAGGATTTACTACTCTTGGATGGGCAGAAGATGCTGATACTACAACAGAATCTATTGCTAACAAAGTAGGACACCTTGTAGGTTTAGCACCAGATGTTATTATGGGTGTACTATCTATGGGTGCATCATTACCTGGTACTGTAGCTAAAAGAGCAGCAGCAAAAGGTGCAATAAAAACTGCTGAAAGAGCAGGGCTTGCACGAGAAAAAATTGTTGGTGCTAGTCAAGCATATCAAGATGCATTATCTGCAACAGCTAAAAAATTAAAGATTGGTAATTTTAATCTTGCTAAGAACGTAGAAGGTAAAACATACTTACGTTCTGTACCTATGAAGATAGCTGATATTGTAGTAGATAATATGAAAGCATCTATGGGTAAAAACAATTTACTTACTGCTGGATTTTTAAATAAAGGTATATTGGGTTCTAAACGATTTAGAGAAACTGCTGAACAAGGTATACATCTTGGTATTGGTCTTGGTGTTAGTGCATGGAAAGAAGGACCAAAAGGTATGGCAGAAGCAGGTATGCATGGAGCTATTGCTGGTGCTGTATTTGGTGGTGTAGCACAATATGTAGACATAGCTAAGTTAATGAGCAACCCAGCTACTACTAAGTTGGGTAAAGACGCTGTAAAGAATGTTGTTAATAAAATGTCTATGGAGCAAATGCAAGCTATTAATGTAGCCTTGCGTGGTACAATAGGTTCTGCATATACTGGTATTACTGCACAGCAAGCAGATTTACCACTACCAGAAGTAATCTATGAATATTTATTAGGATTTTTCTTTGGTGCATCTGGTACACGTAAAGGTGAAATACAACGTAGAAGATTATTGTTTGACAAAGATGGTAAGAGTAGAGTTCGTACATTAGATAATCTTGAAGTAGTAGATAAAGAAGTAAAGAAAACAAAAGAATACCAAGAGTTAGAAGCACAAGATAAAACATGGTGGGAAAACTACAAAGAAACATTATATGACCAACAAGTAGTTTATATTAAAGCAAAACGTACTACTGCAGCTAATGTTATATTTGAAAATGTAAAAGAAACAGAAGGTGACTTTACTAAAGATAGTTTAAAAGAATTTAATAAAAAACAAATGGAACTAGAAGAAGTAAAAGAATCTGGTTTGAATCAAGAAGAAGTTGAAACAGCAGTAAAAGATAGTATAGAACTCAATAAAGAAATAGCAAAAGAAAAAGAAGTATTACAAGAAAATGTTTTAAATGACCAGTTTAATATTAACTTGAGTGAAACAGAAGTATTAAAAGCAAAGATAATAGAAAAAGATATTACAGATACTATTGAATTATCTGGTGCTTACAATGAGGTTGTAGATATTATACAACAAGCAAATCCATCGTTGTTACGTTCAGAAGTACAACAGCTATTACGTAAGTCTATTTCAAAAAGTAATTACGATATAGAGGCATTTACAAAGGAAATAGATGGTGTATTCGGTAAAGGTACAATGGATAACAATGGTCCATTAATTAAACGTTATTTCTATAGACGTAAATATCATGCAAATCATAAAGAGTTAATGATTATAGACGAGTTTAATAAACCAGTGCCTATTGGACCTGAAGGTATAGAGATTGCAAAAAATGGAGACAATGTAGTAACACCACAATCCCCTAATAAAGTAAATAAAATGTTTGGTGGTACTGTAAGAAAAGTTATACAGTATTTAGAAAAACAAATATTTAGATTTAATTATGAAACACAAAAACCAGAACCTACTGGTGATTATACATTAGATAATCCTTTAGCAATACAATTTGGTAAAACAAAACTTGGTAAAAGCAATACAGATAAAACTATAGCAGATGGTATAGATACTATACTAAAAGATATTAATAAAAGACTTGGTGATAACTGGTATATACAAGGTGCTAATAAAGACAATGGTACATTGATTGCACATCAACATGGTGTTAAAAAAGGACAAGTAAAAGAAGTATTGGATGTTGCTAAAAAATATGGCGTTGAACCAGAAAAAGGATTTGACAGAGAAACTGCTAGTAATATTATATGGGATTTAAGACGTAATGGATTACTAGAAAAAGATTTTACTAAGCAAGATTTAGAAACAGCTATGGAAGTATTTGTAGACCCTAACAATGGATTTACTACTGACCTGGTTAAGTGGAATAAATACCAACCATTAGCACAAGGTTTAGACTTACCATTAGAAGCTAAAGATTTTAAAAGTATATTATCTGATGTTGTTGAAGGTGGATTAGATTACACTTTATATTCAGGTGCTGCTTTAGGTGCAGATAAAGCATGGGCAGAAGCAGCTAGAAAACAAGGTCATAAAATTAAAGAATTTATAGCAGGTGAAGCTGGACCTGAAGTTGATGTATTTTTAAATAAAGCTAATCAAACTTTAAAAAGAAATTTTACTGGACAACCTTTATTAAGAAGAAATTATTTACAAATTAAAGATTCTGATATGGTATTAGCTGTTAGTGAGTTATTACCTGGAAATAAAATAGTAAAAGGTGGAACTGGTTGGGCTGTACAAATGGGTATAGATAAAGGAATACCAGTTGAGGTATTTAATCAAAAAGATAATACTTGGTATAAATGGAATGGTAAAGAGTTTGAAAAACAAACAGCTGATTATTCTCCGACTCCAACTCAAAACTATACTGGTATTGGTAGTAGAAATTTAACTAAGCAAGGAAAGGCTGCAATAGATAAAGTTGTTTCTAAAATGCAAAAAGGACAAGAAGGACAAGTTGACGGTTTCTTCAATATGATTACTGCAAAAGATGGTCCTATATCAAAAGAAATATTAAAAAGATTTCCAGAGTTTGATGCTGATACTGCTACTGATGGTGTATTATATTTTAGAAATGATGTAATGGATAGAGTGTTAAAAACGTTTGGTTTTGATACTAATATTGGATTTGTAAAACCAGTAGGATTTATAAGACCAAGAAATGGTAAAGGTAATATTTTATTGAAGGTGGGTGGATTTAGACCATCAGAAAAATTAAATAATTATATGGTAGACAATAACATTCATATGATTGCATTTGAATCTGGTGTTAAGACAAAAGGTAATGTTAAGTTTTCTGACTTAGACTATAACCCCAAAACAAAAGAGTGGGGTACAACAGAAGCACCAGAAGTATTAAAGGTAAGACCAGATGAAATAGGTATAAATGTAGATGTATTTGAAAAGATACAATCTGGTAATATAAAAGTTATGAAAGGTGTATTTGATAAGAATACTAGTGTACAGTTTAGTCCAGAGTATTGGAGAGTTATAGATGGTATTAGAAGTGCAGCTAAACGTGGTGATAGTAAAATAAATGAACTGGTTGGTAAATCTATTGCAGATAAAACAACAGTAGCACAGCTCGATGTAGACAAAGTATCTATGAAGTTAATTAATGATATTTTAGAAAATCATTTAGATAAACCTATTGCAAAACAAATACTTACAGATATATTTAATAAAGGTAGAAATGACGACTATCGTGTATTTGAATCTTATGAAATAGATTCTGGTGCAGATTTTATTAGAACAGGATTGATTACAGACTTATTACAAAAGTCAGCTAGTGCATTTACATTTGTTTCTAATCCAAGATTTCAACCATATATACAAAAGACTATACGTAACTATATGGCTTCTAGAGTAGTGCGTTTTAATGTAGAGCATGGATTTAAAGCTAAACTATATGGTTATGATAGAGAAATATATTTTGAAAATAGAATTAGCAATGACCAATTTATGTTGTCTGAAGGTCATAAAAATGATTTAATTAGAGTTGAGGGTCAAGATAAACCTATGACATTAGATGCAGCATGGCGTGAATATCAACGTTTACAAAAATATAAAACATCTGTATTAACTCAGAAAGATTTAAAACGATTTGATGCACTAGAAGAGGCATTAACTTATCTTGTAGCAAGAGCACCAATATCTGGTAATGGTGGTGTAAGAGCATTACGTTTTAATGGATTTGTTAAACGTAAAGGGTTTGGATTATTTACTAATGAATACAATGATTATTACTTAGGTGGTGCTGACAAAGATGCTGATGCAGTACACGCATATCAGAGTATAGATAAAGTGATTAAAAAAGAGTTTGCTAAACCAGAAATACAAAAAGAACTAGAAGCACAAAATAAACTTATTAATATTAAAGATAAAGAGATAGGTAATTTACTTTATGGTGTTGAAACAGGAGAAGCTTATACACTATCTGACTTATTTAATCCTAGAAAAAGATTAGAAGTAGGATACAATGCTCATCAAGGTAAAGTACAAATGGGTGAAATAGTAAACTCTGGTGTTAATATGATTGGTTTACATGATTTAGCAATGAGAAATAATGGTGTTTTAGATATAGGTAAGAATAAAAAAGAAATGTTATTACTTCAAGGTAAAATAGAAAGAGACAAGATTTCAAGAGAAGAAGCTTTAGAAATTTTATCTGAATTACCTAGCTATGAACTAGTACCAAAGCTTGACCCTAGAATATTAAACATAGATGTGTATAACGGTATTAATTGGATGGCTGATTCTGCTGAAATTTCACGAGTTTCACCATCTTTTGAATCATTAACTAATTTATTTAATAAACACTTTATAATAAGAAATAAAAAAACAGGAAAAATAGTAGAAGATTTAGCTTGGTATAGAGTAAAAGATTATGAAGGATATGCAGCATTTAAAAACTTTAGAGATAGTTTATTTGGATATAAAGCTAATTCAGAGTTAGCTGATATATCTGCAAGAGCTAATGCAGTTTTACAATTTTTTGGTTCTAAGGAAGGACATAGAAAAGGATTTTTGGAAGGATTAGCACATCAATATAAAAACATTTCATTACAAATAGACCCATTTAAATATTACAACAAAAAGGATGTAGCTGAAATGGTACGTAAAATGGCTTTAGATGCATCTACTAATCCAAGAATAAAAGAATTAGGTATGATTAATACTATGGAATTAATGTATTCACCTAAAGAGTTTGAAAAAATGTATGAATCTGATGCTTGGGTATACAATAAAGCACAAGAAGTAGTAGGCATGAGACTAGCTTTAAAACAAGCAGATATAATGATTGAAACATTTATGAGAAATGGATTAAGTCAAGAAAAAGCTATAAGAATTGTTAGAGATATAGCACAAAAAACATACGAAATAAAACAAGATACTTATGAAGCTTCAAAACAATTAAAAGATAAAGATACTAACAACATAAATAAATTTATCTTTTTACATAAGCAAGAAATAGCATCAGCTATTAGAGGACTAGGTCAAGGTAAAAAACTAACTACAAAATTTACTAACGATTTAAATAGATTGTACGATTATTTTTTATTAGCTAATCCTGCGTATGAAAGTAAAGCATATAAAGGTGAAATGAAATATGCTAAAAAGAATTTACAAGAACTGAAAAAACAAATACAAGAAGCTAATGAGTTAGTAGAAATACTTGGTGATAGACAATCAACACCAAGGTTAGAACAATTATATAATCAAATTAATAGCAAACTAATGAGATACAGTGGAAGACTTGGTAATTTAAATCAATCACCATTGATTGCTGGTAGTAGTATAAAATCTTTTTATCGTGAAATGGATTTTCTATTTGAAAAATCTAAAGAAATAAAATCAGAAGAAACACCTTCTGCAGTAAAAGAAGCTGAGGGTGTAAAGCAAATTAATGAAAAAGAAAAAACAAGTAAAGCAGACCAAATAGAACAAACTATTACAGACCTTGCAGAAAGTATGCCTGCAGTTGAAGGTGTCAAAATAGATTTAGAAAAAACTAAAATGGATATATTATCTAAGAAAGAAGTTAATCCTATTGATATGGAATTTTTAAAGACTATAGAAATTATCAAAGATAGACCTGGATATATAGACTACATTGGTAATATGTTTTTAGAGTTTCAACAAAACTTTTTAAGTAAACCTGGAAAAGTAAATGAAGTAAGTTTAAATGACTTAAAGTTATTTAATAGATATTTACAAGACCTAATGGGTGCAGAAGGCAGCATATTTAAACAAATAGAAAAAAGTAAAAAAGTAGATGGTCCTAAAGGTAGGCATCATATTATGTTTTTTGGACAAGCAGAAAAAGCTATGCGTGCAGATATACAAAAACGATTAGTAGATGTAATGGTTACAGATAAAAATGGTAATGTTGCTAAAGTAAGTTTAAAGGTCCCAACTACTACGTTAACTAAAAACCTAGAAGCTGCTAGATTTTTTCATAGATTAGATAACAGATTGAAAGTTGTAATACAATCACGTATGCAAGAAGAGTTTAAGTTTTTAAATAAAGAAGACGCTAACATACAACGTGGTGATTTTGATGCTATATTTAGTGCAGTAGTTTATGAAAAGCAAATGCGTTTATATGACATCCAAGAAAAAATAAATGAAAAAGGTGTTGATAAACTAAACAATGCTGAAGAATATGTATACTCTGAGTACAAAAAATCACAAGAGGTGTTGAAAAAATTACAAAATGAAAATACCATATATGAATTGATTGGAGAAAAAGAAGGTGTATTTGAAAAAGTAACACCACAAGAATTATTTAATCGTGTTGACAAATCAATTACAGACCTTTTAACAAGAGTAAAGAATGATATTATTGTAAGTAAACATCCTTTAATAAAAGAAATTTTAAAGAAAGAAGGTAAAAAAATAAATGAATTTAAACCTGAAAAAGAAATAAAAGAGGGTGAACCAGGATACGAAATACAAGAGTTAAATAAATTATTACTTGATAAAAATGGTAATATGAGTGATATGACAAAAGTTGATGTGTTGTATAAAGAGCTTTTAAAGACAGAAGTATTAGACCCTCTAAATATTGTAAACAAAATGTTTTCTTTAACAGATGCTAGATATATTGAATACCAAAAAGGTATTAATGATATGATTTTAGAAAAGTATCCAAAGTTAAATTTACAGAAACTGAACAAATCTCAAGTAGAATTAGTTAAAAAGTATAGAAAGTTTTTAGAAGAAGTATATCCTTATGAGCAGTCTATATCTATTGGTAGATTTGAATCATCAGATGGTATGGTAAGAGATTACTTTCCACAATTAGGTCATTATAATATTAAAAAGAATTGGCCTAAATTAAAAGATTGGGTAGAAACAAATTTACAAACATATAGAGGCACTATTAAAAATGTTAAAGACTTACCTGGTAATTTAAGAAGACAGGTTGAAACAGGATTAATACAGTTTCCTGCAGCAAGAGAATTAGCAGTAGAAGCACGTAGACAAATGTTAGATAGAATGAGATTGACTGGATTAAATGGAGACCTTGCAGCATCAGAAGTATCTAACTCAGCTATATTAAGTACTAGACCACAAAACTGGATTCAACAAACAGCTGGTAATTTAAAATCAAGAAGTTCAGACTTTATGCCTTTTTACGATACAAGTGTTAATGCATTAGATATGTATATGGGCTCAGTATACAGAAACTATATTGATGTTGTACGTAATATAAGAGTAGATAATAACATTAGAAGGTTTGAAAAAGAAAAACCATTTGGTGAGTTTACAGAAAACTGGGCAGCATATATGAGAGATGCACATAATAATATAGCAGGTTATCCATCATTACGTAATTTTGACTTACATGGTATTAAACAAAAAGAATTAGATATCATTAACAGATATATTGAATCTGATTTAGATATAGTAAAGATGAAAGCAACCAATGTAGAAAAAAGATTTATAGAAGATATGAATGAGCAATTAGGATTAACTGCATTGCAGCAACATAAGATTTTACAAGAAATACAAAAACCTGGTAAGTCAAATATGGGACCAGAGCTTACTAAGCAAGCATTGAAAGAAAACTTTAAAGAGTTAGCACAAAGTAAAAATGTAAATAAAATAAATAGATTTGGTACTGCATATCAGGTGTTTAGCGATGAAGCATTGGTAGGGGTAGCAGAGCGTTTTAATGATGCATTTGGTGGTAATTTATTTAAAGATGCACCTACTTCTGGTAAATCTAGAAGACTATATCTAGCAAATAAATTTAAAAACTTTAGTACTCTTGAGGGTAAGTTTGAAATGTTATCATTGTTATCACACCCTAAAACAGCTATAACTAATTTTTATGGTGGTTTTACTAACACCATATCTGATGTAGGTTGGGAAGCATTCAGACAGGCAACATCAACATCTTGGTTGTTAGCTAACGCATTTCCAAAAGCTAAATATTTTACAGTAGATAAACAAGGAAACAGAGTTCCAAGAGAAATTAAATCAAGAGAAGATATTCATAGATTTATGTCAGAACTAGGTGTATTTGAAGATATGTTTATACAAGAAGCGTTTTATTCTAGTAGATTATCACGTATTAATAGTAAACGTTTTTTAAATGAAGTAGCTAGAAGATTGAATGGACAGATAAAAGATGGAACATTAAGACTTGAAAATGAAGCAAATTATAATAAAGTACAAAAGCAAACACTAAGAGAAGTAGCTAGAGAATTTGGTATTGTTGATAGACTCGTTGATGGTGGTGCATTTTTTATGAAACATTCTGAGGTTATATTGCGTTCAACTACCTGGTTAGCAAACTACATACAAGGTAGAAACTTATTCATTAGAGATATGGGTGTAGACTTAGCATTTAATGACCCTATGTTATTGAACTATGCAAGTAAAGGTGTTAAAGCATCTCAGTTTATTTATCACGCTGCAGAAAGACCAAACTTTAGTAATACATCTTTAGGTAGAGTTATGACACGTTTCCATCCTTATGCCTGGAATAGTATTAGAAGAAGATTAAAAATATATAAAGGTGCTACATATGAAGCTTGGGCTGGTGGATTGTCTACACAGAAAGCACAACGTCAGTTTACTGCTGATATTATGGCATTATCATTAGCAAACATTTTCGTAGCAAGTATATTTGAATATGCATTATCACCACCTATGTCATGGATGCAAGATACAGCATCATTAATCTTTGGTGATGAAAAAGCAAGGGATAGAGCATTCTTTAGTCAGTACCCAGTTCCTGCATTAGCACCATTGAGTATTGTAACTCCACCTATTGGTCGTTTTGTTTTATCACCAATAACAAGTATTATAAATGGTAACTGGGATGATTTTTATAATTATCAATTATATACATATTTTCCATTTGGTAGATTAGCTAGAGATGCATCAAGAACTGCTAAGTCCCCAGCTATGTTTGTAGATTTTATGACTGGTATTCCACAACATCAGATACATTCTTATACTAGAGATATGATTTCTAGGTATAATGAAGTGTTAGATGAAGAAGAAAACACAGAATTAGATTAAAGTATACAATTAGTATAGGTTTTAGCTCTTAATTAAGCCTATATCGCATTATCTTTTAATATTGGATATAACTATCGACAAACTATACTTATTGCTTTCTATCCCTATTTAAGGGCCTTATATCATCATTTACTTGTTTTAGGTCTTTTAATAAGCGTTTTAATGGAAATTTATCAGTAAATATGTAATTATTTTTATTTAATTCATATTCTTTAGTTAAACTCCAAGTCTTATCATCACTCATTATCTAATACCAACAGAATGTTTTTAGTACTCATAATTAAATATTCTTGTTTATTTATTTCTTGAACTACAAATCCTGGACCAAATAATACTTTGTCTCCTATTTCTAATTCTTCTGCTTTACTACCAAGGGCTACTACTTCACCAACGTTTTCTTTTATTGCTACATCTGTTGTTAAAATAATACCTGCTTCTGTTTTGTTTTCTCTAGATTGCTGCTTTATTACAACTTCATCTCTTAATGGTTTCATATTATCTCCTTATCTTATTGGCCTACTGTTAATATTTTAATACTGGTTTGCCAACCAATTTGTTAGTATTTGCATTATAAAAAGCGAACAGGATTGATTACCTGCATGCATCCTTTTAATGCATATTGTTGTAGGCCAATAATTATTATTCTTCTTCAAATAGTTTGTGAACTTTTTCTAACATTTTCTTAATAATCTTATGCTCTCCTGGTGATACCCAAGGTGCTTTCTTAAAGTTAAGCAATGCAGACCGCATTATCAACAACTCTTCTTTAGTAAACTTAGTCATCGCAACACTCACAATTCCCTATTCTAGGTTGTTTATCTTCTAACCCCCTTATGATTTCATTTTCTTTTTTCATAAAAGGATTCTCTAATTTTCGTAATACTTCTCTAATCATTTCTATATCAACATCTAAATGTATA